GAAACACATAGCTAAACAGCATTCTGAAGGTTCACACCTTCTGTACTGTCTTAATCTGTTGTCTAGGCTCCTGCGCGCACGGGGTGCGCACAGTTCAATCCTGGTACCCCTCTCCTGCATCGGCAAACCTGCCGTTGCAGACAGTCGCTACGAGTGCTGTAAAGCAATCGCGGAGGCTGGAGGGTGGATTGTTCAGCGGAGGGACAAGGGGACTTGTGTGATCAAGTCTGGACGGGCCTCTGACCATTATAAATGGCAGAGCAGTCTAGGCTTTCACGCGTCCTCTTGGCCCCAACATACTACTTCGGCGTTGCAGGTAACTGCGGCCATGCTCGAGATTTTCAGCGATCATCAAGATCGCTATCTCGCTAGGCATTCACTGGAGTCGTTGTTGAGTGGATTGCGGGAATTTCTCGCGTTGGAACATTATGGTGACTTCATTAGTCTCCTTAAATATCACACGCAGGATCTTCACGCAAGGAGTTTGACGGGCGTGTACCGTGGGAGAGTCATTTCCCAGGTGCTACCTGAGGCTCCGAGCATCCCTGCTCGGAACCCACTCCTGTTTCGGGGTAGTGTTGCAAAGTTCTTGAAGAGCAGATTAATTTCTGTCACCAAGCGCAATCAGCACTTATTTTGGTCGCTTTCTCAAGTTAAGAGAGCAGCCGAAGTTGTTCCAGACTCCTTCGTCAATAAGGCGCTTCAGAAGCACCGTAAGACGATGGAGACCCCCTCTGGACCCTCTACACCTTCCTACCTCGCCTCAATCAGGGCGAAGTTGAAGAGTATCTGGAAAGGCTTAAAAGCCGATCGAGTACTCTCCGTACACGAATATTCAACCAACGCATGTTGGGAGAACGGGCGTGACGAGGGTGGTGCGAAGGGATACCTCTTGGACGATCATATCCAAGAGGGGCTGGTGTCCAATGATGAATTACTGAAGATGTCCTATGACCCGGTGACGGGCCTGATGGAGGATCGTGGCTTTGCGCCAGTCCCCATCGAGGATCTCGTTCTTGGCGAAGAGAGGAGAGTGAAATCCAATCTCGCACAAGGACTATACAGCGGCTGCCAAGCCAAAGTATATCCAGTATGTGAACCGTTGAAGGTACGTACCATCACGAAAGGCAATGCGTTTGCATATGCCATCGCTGGTGGGCTTCAGAAGGCCATGCATGGCCATCTGAAGCGCTCTAACCAATTTTCATTAATTGGCGAGCCCGTAACTCACCTAAGGGCAGTTGAGTGGCTGACTGAGAAGTCGCCGCTCGGCCTTTGGGTCTCCGGAGATTATTCCGGAGCAACGGATCTTATCAAGATCGAACTCACGAAAATGTCACACGAAATTGTCCTCGAAGAGGTCTGTCT